CGAACAGCAGATTGCAAACCTGAAAACCCAGACGATTGGCGTGGAAATTGAGATGAACCACATCACCAGAAAGAACGCTGCAAAGCTCGCAGCCGACTTTTTCGGAACAGGACGCTACGAGGACACGGCACACCGAAACGGCTACTACACTTGGTCAGCTTGGGATGCTGAGGAACGGGAGTGGAAATTTCAACGGGACGTCAGCATTGCCGGAGCGGACAGCGAAAAGTGCGAACTGGTAACGCCGATTCTGTACTACGAGGACATTGAAATCTTACAGGAACTGGTACGCCGATTGCGGAAAGCCGGAGCAATTTCCCACGCCGGAGTTGGTGCAGGCGTTCACATCCACATCGGAGCGAATGGGCACACACCGCAAACCCTGCGAAACCTCGCCAACCTTATGGCGAGCCACGAGTCCTTGCTTGCCGAGGCTTTGAAACTCGATACCAATCGGATGCGACATTATTGCCGAACGATTGACCCAAATTTTTTGGAGCAAGTCAATCGGAAAAAACCTCGCACGATGGCACAATTCGCCGACATCTGGTACACCTCGCAAGGACAGGATTGCGGCAGAAATCAACACTACAACAACAGCCGATACCATATGTTAAACTACCATGCGACCTTTACCAAAGGTACGATTGAGTTCCGATTGTTCCAATTCGACCGACCGGAAAACGGTAAAAAGAACGGCTTGCACGCCGGGCAATTGAAAAGTTACATTCAGCTTTGCTTGGCTCTTTCGGAACTTGCAAAGGAGCTGCGAACGGCAAGCCCAAAACCCCAGCAGCACGAGAATCCGAAATTCGCCATGCGAACATGGCTGATTCGGCTGGGACTGGTTGGCAATGAATTCGCCACTGCCAGAAACTTTCTCACCAAAAACCTCTCCGGCAACTCCGCATGGAGATTCGGCAACTAAGAGACATAGCCTTATGCCTCCCCATTCGACCGCTTCGGCGGTCTTGTGGTGGTAGAAGGGTAAGCCTCTAGAGGCAAAACAAAGCCTTTCGGAAAGGATTTTTTCTATGAAACGATTTTACATCGCCTACGGCTCGAACCTCAATGTGCGGCAAATGCGGATGCGTTGTCCGGATGCAGTAATCAGCGGGACGGCATTCATTCCCGATTATCGCTTGCTGTTCAAAGGCAGCAAGTCCGGCAACTACCTCACCATCGAACCGCATTCCGGCAGCCAAGTGCCTGTGGCGGTTTGGGCTGTTTCGGCACGAGATGAACGGAATCTTGACCGATACGAGGGCTTTCCGGATTTCTACTACAAGAAAGGTTTTTCGCTGGACGTGAAACAATCGGAAAGCAGAAAAATCTGCAAGCTGACGGCGTTTGCCTACATCATGCACGAGGAACGAAAGTTAGGATTGCCGAGTACCTCGTATCTCCAAACTTGCGGTACGGGATACCGTGACTTCGGTTTTGATTTGCAATATTTGCTGGATGCGATGGATGTCAGCCGAAAGGTGGTGCAGTAAGATGGAGAAAAAGATTTGCCCAATTTGCGGAAATCCCTACACCGGACATCCGGCACTTTCCAGAACCAATGACAAAACGGAAATCTGCTCGGATTGTGGTATCAGGCAGTCGCTGCAAAGCATCGGGATTTCGCCGGAGGAACAGGAAAAAATCCTGTCGATTATCCATAGGCATACGGAATATCGGGAGGAAAAGTAAATGCGTGTTTTGATAATTGAGCCAAGGAAATGTCCCCATGTTGCCGAGATTGACGGCTCTTTGAAATCCATGCAAGAGATAGTCGGCGGTTATATCGAAGTCATCTGTCCATTTGCGGACAAGGTGGCGATTGTTTGCAACGAGGAAGGAAAATTAAAACCCGATACGGAATGGAATCGATTGATACCGGAATGTGGCGACATCATCAAGGGTACGTTTTTCATTTGCGGAGTCGATGGCGAGGAATTCATCGACCTATCGCCGGAGTTGATAGAAAAGTATGCGAACTACTTCCGGAGCTATTTCATTCCCATCTGAATTGACGAGAGCGGCAGCATTCACGTTATCGACTGATTCTTTCGGTTTCTTGCCCACAAAGCCTCCACGTTTCGGCGTGTGGGGCTTTTGCTTGTACTGCGGAAAACTACCGCTTTGCATCTGAAAACCAACACGTGCGAACGTGGCGACTCCGTTTTTTCTTGGTGTATCATACACAAATATCTCGCACGGATATGGCTGTATATTCTGGTACTTTAGCCGCTTGATAAGTCTCCGAAAAAGAGTTATTATGTGACACACGGAACGGCAATGCCAACCGAATTACGATTTTTTGGAGGAACTTATCATGAAGGAAATCAAGATTTACAACACGCTGAAGGTTGTCGCTGCATCGAATGAAACGGAGTTTTTGGTGGATGCCATGTCCTACGCAGATGAAATTGCAGAGGCAGTAGCCGAATACGATGACGGCGATTTGGCGGAGTATGCCGATGCTCGCAACGGCGACAGCTACTATAAAAAGCTGAAACGGATTCAAGTTTCCGTTGAAATTTACAACCACGAGCTTTACGGCGTTGCAATCTGCACGGTGACCGATGACTGGAACGAAATCGACACGGAGCAGTTGAAAAGTTATTTGACCGGACAGTGGGCAGATGGGTTTGGCGAGGGACTGGAGCAGCAAGATGTGGCTGCCTTCACCGAGTTGGAATCCTACGAAGAGTACGATGAGGAGAATGACGAATTTTACGAATCCGAATGCGAGGTTTCCTACTACGTGACCGTCAGCTTTTGGCAGGATAAAAACTACCGCCTTTTGACGGAAGAGGAACTGAAAGGCTAAACTGAATGCCTACCGATTCGCCCACCAAAGCCTCCACGTTTCGGCGTGTGGGGCTTTTGCCGATACAGCGGAAAACTTACCGCTTTTGAAAAACAAGCCCACACGTGCGAACGTGGCGATTCCGTTTTTTCCTTGGTGTATATTACACAAATACCTCGCTCGGATATAGCTGTATATTCTGGTACTTTAGCCGCTTGCTATACGCCGAAAGGTATGGTAATATACAGTTACCGAAAGGGAAAACAACCAAAAAAACGGAGGAAAAACACAATGGTAGCATACGGAATCGCAAAGGCAAGAGCAATGGCAAACAGAACGGACTGGAACGAAAGAACCGAAATCACAAAGGCGGTCATCACCTGGTTCGATGCGGACTACGAATACGAACTGGAAATTGAAAACGAGGACAGGATGGACAACGAGGAGTTCACCGCATGGGTTGAGGAAAACGCAGAAAGCCTTGCAAAGGCAGATGCCGAGGAAAACGAAACGACCTTTGAGGAAATCGACAGCATCGACTTTACGGAAAAGGAAATCGATGACGATGCCCTTTTCGATGAGGAGTACGAGGCAGCCTGCGAATTTGAATGGGAGTGCCAGACCGGACGGTAACCCAAAACCCACAATCCAAGACCAAAGCCCCGAAAGGGGCTGCGGCTCGTACAGCCGCTGTGTTGCCCTGTCCGGCGTAGTTTTGTTTTCTCCGAGTGTTTTTCCCTTTCCCACAAATGCCCCACACAAGGCGGCACAAGGGCTCTTGTTTCGTTGGTGTATGATACACAAGAAAGTGCCGAAATTCCATCGCTTTTTCTGTACGTTTAGCGGCTTGCTATCCCTCCGAAAGTATGGTAATATACAGTTACCGCAAGGGAAAAACAAAAAAAACGGAGGAACACACAATGGCAAAAACATGGAAAGTAAAAGCGTTGACGGTAACAGGAACAGCAACCGAAAGGGTGGAAAATGGGATTCACATTTACACCCCCGGCAAGCAGGAATGGCTGGTGATCAAAGAGTTTGACGACTTTGAAAAAGCCGAAAACTGGATGACGGATTACATCAGGAAAAACCATTTCTACTACGGCGATTTCAAAATCACACGATAAGCTTTCCTGCACGCTCCAAGCAGCCCCTGAATCAAGGGGGCTGCGGCTCGTACAGCTGCTGTGTTGCCCTGTCCGGCGTAGTTTTGTTTCCTCCGAGTGGTTTTCCCTTTCCCACAAATGCCCCACACAGGGCAACGTGGGGCTTGCTTTTTTGGTTGGTATCATACACAATTTTCTGCTTTCATCTTTGTGCAGAATATGCCGGAAATTTCGTTGACTTCTCCTTTGGTTTATGGTAATATACATCATGCCGAAAGGCAAAAACAACGAAAACCGGAGGAAAAAACAATGTGGACAGAAGGAACGATTCGGGTTGGAGCAAGCGTATTTCACTACTGGGTGAAACACTATGAGGAGCCTTCCACTTTTGGATATGAGGAAGGCAGAGCTTCGAAAATCTCCCTGCGGCGGAATGGCAAAACGGTGTTCAATTTCGACCGGGGCATGGATATTCCGCCGGAGGATGAGGAAACTGAAACTGCACTGGCGATCCTGCTGAAACAGTACAACTGATTCTTCCAAAACCAAATCCCACAATCCGGAGCCGAAAGGCTCTGGTGGTCGTATACCTGATTTTTGTTCGTGTATGATACACAAGAAACCACAGATATTTCGGCGTTTTTTTCTGTTCATTTAGCCGCTTGCAATCCTTGAATTTGTATGGTAACATGGTTACAATGGGAATGGAATCTCGATTAAAAAACAGCCTCATGAGGGCGTTAAAATAAACGATGCAGACTTGCTTTTTGGCAGGTCTTTTTTGTTGGGGGTGAGAAGACGACTTGATAAAAAGCATATCATTTAATCAATCAGAGATAATAAATAATATTATCAGACTGTATATTCCAAGTGGGAAAATAGAATGTGATGCAACATTTGATTACGGTGGATTCTACAAAGAACATCTTTTCCCTGAATATCGCTTTGACATAAACCCAAGATCCTCAAATGTAAAGGCAGCCGATTGCCGAAATCTTCCTCTTGAATCAGAATCATTGAACAGTATCATATTTGACCCGCCCTTTTTAGCTACAAAAGGAAAATCACTTACAGAAGAAAACGGAAATATTATCAACAAACGATTCAGCGTTTTTCCAGATGAAAAATCACTACATCAGTTCTATACGGACAGTATGAAAGAGTTTTATCGTATTCTTGCTGAAAGTGGTATTCTGATTTTCAAATGCCAAGACAAGGTAAGCAGTGGGACTCAGTATCTGAGTCATGTTTTTATTATAAACCAAGCAATATCTATAGGATTTTATCCTGTGGATATTTTTGTGCTCCTTGCTAAAAGCAGATTGACCGCTAAGTGGCAGTTAAAAAATCAACGTCATGCGAGAAAATTCCATTCTTATTTTCTTGTTTTGAAAAAGTCAAACAAAAGGGTGAAATATACAGATATTATGGCGGGAGGTGAGAACAATGGCAAGATTTAAACCAACACGCTTTATGGTGAAAGATTCAAAATATGATAAAAAGGCGGCTGATTATGCTGTTTCCTTTATCGAATGCCTGAGCCACACCAAAGGCACCTGGGCAGGAAAGAAATTTGAACTGCTGGACTGGCAGGAGCAAATTATCCGTGACCTGTTCGGCATTCTGAAACCGAATGGCTATCGTCAGTTTAATACAGCATATATTGAAATCCCGAAGAAAAATGGCAAATCAGAGCTTGCCGCTGCGGTTGCCCTGCTGCTTACTTGTGGTGACGGCGAAGAACGTGCGGAAGTCTACGGCTGTGCTGCCGACCGCCAACAGGCTGCCATTGTTTTTGATGTGGCTGCCGACATGGTGCGAATGTGCCCTGCCCTTTCCAAACGAGTAAAAATTCTGACCTCACAGAAACGTATCGTGTACATTCCGACCAACAGCTTCTATCAGGTGCTTTCGGCAGAAGCCTACTCCAAGCACGGTTTCAACATCCACGGGGTTGTGTTTGATGAACTGCATACGCAGCCGAACCGAAAGCTGTTCGATGTTATGACCAAAGGTTCCGGCGATGCCAGAATGCAGCCTTTGTATTTCCTGATTACCACAGCCGGAACGGACACAAATTCAATCTGCTATGAAGTTCATCAAAAGGCAAAGGACATTCTGGAAGGCAGAAAGCATGATCCGACTTTCTATCCGGTTATCTATGGTGCAGATGAATCAGAGGACTGGACTGACCCCAAGGTGTGGAAAAAGGCAAATCCAAGTCTGGATAAGACCATCGGCATGGATAAGGTGGTGGCTGCGTGTAATTCTGCAAAGGAAACTCCCGGTGAAGAAAATGCGTTTCGGCAACTGCGTTTGAATCAGTGGGTAAAACAAGCGGTGCGTTGGATGCCGATGGAAAAATGGGATAAATGCAAGGTCGTTTTTGATGAATCCGAACTCGAAGGAAGAATCTGCTATGGTGGACTCGACCTTTCCAGTACAACAGATATTACAGCTTTTGTTTTGGTATTTCCTCCAACAGATGATGACGAGCATTATTACATTTTGCCTTACTTCTGGCTGCCGGAGGAAACTTTGCCGCTCAGAGTAAGACGTGACCATGTCCCATATGATGTGTGGGAACGGCAAGGCTACCTGAAAACGACTGAGGGAAATGTGGTTCACTATGGTTTTATCGAAAACTTCATCGAGGAATTGGGACAGAAATTCCATATCAAAGAAATAGCATTTGACCGCTGGGGAGCTGTGCAGATGTCACAGAATCTGGAAGGGCTTGGATTTACGATGGTGCAGTTTGGTCAGGGTTACAAAGATATGTCACCACCGACCAAGGAATTGATGAAACTGACCCTGGAACAGACGCTTGCCCACAACGGACATCCTGTCCTCCGTTGGATGATGGATAATATTTTCATTCGCCGTGACCCTGCCGGAAACATCAAGCCGGACAAAGAAAAATCCACAGAGAAGATTGACGGTGCAGTTGCCATGATTATGGCTCTTGACCGTGCAATTCGCTGTGGATGTGTTTCGGATGAGTCGGTTTATGATACGAGAGAGATGCTGATATTATAATAAGGAGCGTGATTTTATGGGGATTTTCAGCGGACTATTCAAGTCCAGAGATAAGCCTCAAAACAGCTATGATAGTCCATCATACACATACTTTTTCGGTAGAAGCAATGCAGGAAAAAGAGTCACCGACAGAACAGC